GCATGGAATAGTCGGGGATCGCAAACCAGCCCGTAGGTTCGCGAATTGGCACCCCAGTTACCGAATGAACCCACCCGCCTGCCCACAACCCGATCTTGACGGGGATCTTCTTTGAGCATCCGCAGTGGACTAGGATCGCCCGATCACGCGGTGCGGTGTCCATCGTTGGCCATATCATTCGACGACCTCCTCGATCACCGGCACGTCAATCCATTCGCCATCGATCATGTATTGCAGCACATAGCTGACAAACACCTCGCGGATCACGACCTTGTCATTCTCAACGACCGACTGCATGGCTTTTTTTTGAACAACCCTGATTGCTGTGATCATGTCCGCACCATCCCGCAATAGCCTTTGGCCTGTTCTGTCGGCTGGGGATTTCCATCGCCCTTGTACCGAATCGGGGCGTCTTTGTCCCACCGCCACGCCATGCACGTTTTGCCAATGCAAGCAGCGGCAAATTCTGGTCTATTCATGCTCATAGGGCAGCCCATTTTATCCGCCTCTTCAGGCGTCACATAATGCGGATTGTCTATCATATCCATGCCCTCCTCGGCATTGCGTTGTGTCTCACCAGAGCGTCCGTCAAAGCTTTACGGGTGATGCCCATGGCTTGTGCTGCTTTGGTCAGGGACATACCCGCGAACAATAGGTCTTGGGCGTCCTTGATCCTCTCTGGCGTCCATTTGCCAGCGTGTTGACCGACCGCCCTCATTGCGGCGTACCGGCTTCTTTAGGGTCTTCTGCGATGATCCCATAGAACGTCATCGCTGCCTGCATGCGGGCTGGGCCGTCGAGCTGGCGCATGACATCGGCGGTAATCGCGGACAGGATATGCAGGACGGTTCCAATCGACATGCCGCTTACGGCCTTGCCAATTTCATCATATGCCTTGATGTGCTTCTCCCGCTTCTTTTTTTCCATGTGCTCGTTAAGGTCTAGGGTCACAGTCCTTCTCCTTCTTCACAGTCTATTTCAACTTTTACACAGGCAATGCGTTTTGAGGAAAGCGCAGCATTATGTTCGCTCAACCAAGCTTTCACATGGTCAGGATATATATTAAGCCAAACCGTCCGCTTGATGCGGGGCTTCACTTCAATAAGGTCAGACGCAGATGGAGGTAAACCATCATAAACTCCACCGCATATAAATTTCCCATCTTTTGCCCAACACATTGCCCACCAACCATCTTCCACAAGAATGGCTCCATGAACCGCCCAAATACTATTCCCATCCGTCGCATAAATCCGCACTTCACGGCCATCGCGGGTGCGGTAGGTTTTGTCTTTGCTGATCATTTCAACACCTCATAAAGTTTGCTTGATTTGCGTCCAGACTGTGTGGGCATGAACTCGCCTGTCCACTTCAGCATTTCATTATCTACGAAAAATTTGAACAATTTCGCCCACATGCTGGCCTTTGGTGGCTGACCCACGAACAATTGCAGCATAATGCGTAGGGATTCGCCTGTTACAGCGATCCCCACCATTCCCTTAGCCCATTCATCGTACTGCTTCTGGGCTTTGAGATACCAGCTATCGTCATTCATTAGGAACGCTCAAAGGGAAGATCTTTCCACCCTTCACCAACTGCCAGTTTGCGGCCTTCTCATAAGACGAAAAGCTCTCATGTTTGCCTTCAACGCCAATCCAAACCCAGACCTCGCTCGGAAGTATTTCCTCAACCTTCAGAAGGTCATTTTTATGGACTTCAAATTCGCCCATAAACTTACCGTACTTCGACCATGAGCAGCATTCCCAACCGCGATCCGTCAAGACGGCACCGTGAATTGGATAATCGCTGTAACCATCATCCGCATAAAAGCGAACAGGATATTTAGACCATTTTGTCACATATTTATTAAGGATGTTGATGGTTTCCTTTTCCACCTTCGGCTCGGCAGGTTTCGGGGCAACAACCTTATTAATCTCATCCTTAAACCGCGACATGCCAACCTGAAGCGCGGCAGGAGATAGATTGAAAGCAGCGCAAATCTCTGCTTTCGTTTTACCGGAAGCTAAATTTGATGCGATTAAGCGAACAAAGTTTTTATTCCAGACCCATGGGCCTTTTGGTCCTTTTTTCATCTTAAACCTTCCTATATCGTTTGATTTTGATCTTTTTACGTGGGTGGATAGTCTCTTCTAATGCAATTTGATTTTTGTCGATTAATTTCTTTAAAGCTTTTTCTATATCCTCCTTCTTATACGTGCGAAGCTTATTGATCAAGACGCCAAATGTCTCGCCGTCCTTATCAATCATATTAATCAGCCGGGAGAGCAATGCGTCCTCCGGTGAATCTTTCTGGCGGTCGTTACCGATAACCGTGCGGGCCTTTGTTTCCACGTCCTGCTTGACGAGCGCATAGGCCCAGCGAACGTGCTCTGCCGTGCGAACGCCTTCTGGTACGGCAAGAATGAACGAAACCTTCGCTACAAGCTCTTTGGCCCGCAGGAATAGAGCCTCAAGGCCCGTCTTCTCGGCATGATGCTCGGCGAGGTTGTGCAATGCCTTGCTGGTGCGCTTTAGAAGGGCAATGGCGTCATCGCTTGATGGAACCTCTACCTTGTTGCCATAGTTCTCAATACGAACCGGCTTGACGACCTCTGCGGCTCCGGCAGATGCGATCTGCTGGATGGTCATACGCATTGATTCGGGCATCTTACGCTTTGAGAAGTTTTCCTTCTCTGGCGGTACAGACTTGTTCTCGATGAACAGCAGCGACCGGCCAATGAATCCGTTTGTGGCGTTCTCAAAATCCACCGTTGATTCGAAATTGACGTTGGTTGTGAACCCCAGAACCGACAGGAACGGATTTCGAATGCCGCTTTGAACAAATTCAATCGCCTGCATGAGGGATGCCTGTTGCGCGGCATACTTTGGACTCATGCCATTTTCGTCGATCTGGCGTTCGATCTGGGCAAGCTCTTGCAGCAAGCCTTTGCGAATTTCCTTACGGACATCCCCTGACACCATCAGCGAGCTATTCCCCTTAGAGTAAGCCGACATGATGATGCCGATGATGCCTTCAAGATATGCAGCGCCACCCTTGGTCTGAGCGGTTTTGATTTTCTTGAATAGAAAGCCAATCTCGTCAATCAGGTAGAAGGTCGCCTGATGCTCAACAAGGTTCCGAACGATTTCCTGCTCGGACTTGATGCCGCCGACACAAGCTGCCTTTAAGTTCGCCGTCTCCAAAATGTAGGCTGCGCCGTCAAGAATGCTGTCTTTGCCGGTGCCGGAAGCCGCAACGCAAAAGCCGATCATGTTTGTAGTGACTGAGCTGACGGGATCGCTGTATTTGAGGCCAGCGATGTTGCCCATGGCCACGAGTGCGGCACCCACCGAGATTGTTTCTCGCTTGTAACGGCATTGGTCTTCGATCCAAGCCGCGATCTCTCCCACAAAGCCCGGTGGACGGCGCAGATCAATGCCCGAAAGGTCAATCTCGTCTTGCTCTACCTCTTCAACGATCTCATTCGTCGAGAACGTGACGGGCCACTTCCATCCGCCTGCTTCGGCGTAATGGACGAGGGTTCCGAGGGTGACGGGGTTGGCTGACTTGCCGAAGCTGTGCCATTTTTTGGCCATGTCTGCGGCGTCATGCTTGCTGGATGTACTGGACCAAGCTTCCCAGAGGTCGTAGGCCGTACCAGAGGATGCGTGGTGTAAGGCCATCCCGATCTTGATCCAGACGTCGTAGTCGAGGTCGGTGTTTGTAATGTAAGAGAGCATGTCCCCAAGATCGTTGTAGGATACATCGACAGTCTTGCTCTCGTAGGTTGCGCGATAGCGTTCTGGCTTCTTTAGCAGTTCAAGCAGCGATTGTGGGGCGGCGTCAATATCGCTTGGCGATCCAAACACGGTTTTGTAGCGATTGCCGCTTGCGTGTAAGGAACCCGGTCCGACCACAAAGCCAGAGGATTTGAAGTCAATACCAGCGTATTTATCAATATGCTGCGATAAGGCCATGCCATCGGGGATGCTGAAATACAGGTGCTTCGATCCACCACCCGATCCAGTCTCGACGATTAGGCCTGCGCCCGTAACCTCTGGGAAATCCTTGATCAATTGTTCGTATGATTTGACGCCGCCATTGCGGGCATCTACATCGATGACGAGAAGGCGCTTCACCAATACGCCGTAACCCGTTTCGAACTGGTTAGCCTCTTCAAACGTCTCAAGCTGTTCTTCGGACCATGCCGGTGTGGCGGTCCAGTTGGCCATGATAGGATGCTTCAAAACAGCCTTGCAGTCTTTATTGTGGCAAGTGCAGTGGCCGTCTTTTGTAATGCCATGTAATCCGAAGACGCCGTAACCGGCTTCCCAGAAGTCCCTGTGATTCGTCATTTCAGTCTTGCTTTCCGAACAAATATTGCACGAGCTTTTCAAATGTAGCCATATGCGGGTTGGTGTTTTTGCCGGACGCAATAGACCGTATTGTGTTCTCGTGGAGACCTGTAGACGCTGCCACTTTCGCTAGGTTTCGGTCATTAAGAGCGAATCTGATCCGCTCCATACTGACACTGCTTAAATCATATCGATCCATTTTTTTATCCCTTAAACAATATCGAGGTGTTGACAATCTCACATCATGGTGTCATTTGTCAATACGTTGAAGCAGAGGAGATATGCCAATGGGCATTTTAGATGTAGTCAAGAAGCCGAGTGACCGGCCTGTGGTTGTCACATTATGTGGAGACAGTGGAATGGGTAAAACCACCCTCGCTGCCTCCTTTCCAAAGCCAATCTTTATCCGTGCTGAAGATGGTGTTCAATCTATCCCAGAAAATTTGAAGCCAGATGTTTTCCCGATCATCAATGATGCGGAAGAGCTTTGGGTGCAACTCAAAGGCCTGATGACTGAAGAGCATGATTATAAGACTTTGGTCGTAGATAGTATCACTGCTTTGGAACGCCTGTTTATCGCGGACGTGATCGCGAAAGACAATAAGAAGGCAACCAATATCCAACAGGCAGCCGGTGGGTATGGGGCGGGCCGCGAGGCTGTCGCCATCATGCACCAGCGTTTGCGGAAAGCGGTAGCGATTCTTGCTGAGAAGCGGGGTATGCACACGGTTTTCATTGGCCACGTCGAAATCAACACAGAGAACCCTCCAGACGAGGATTCTTTCGGTAAGTATGGTTTGCGTATGCATGCTAAATCAATGGCACCATATGTTGATGATGTGGACGTTGTGGGCTTTCTTAAGCTTGAGACGTTTACGAAAGGCGATGGTGATCGTAAGAAAGCAATCTCTGATGGCACCCGCGTTCTGATCACCTATGCCACAGCGGCAAACGTGTCCAAGAACCGGTATGGCATTACCGAACCTCTAATCGTTGAGTTGGGTAAGAACCCACTTGAGGATCATATTCCAGCGTTGAAGACTGTAGTTAAGAAGGAAAAGCTAAATGGTTGATTTTTGGGAACTGAGTGACGGCGACGACGTAGCAAAGACGGGCGCTAACTTCGAATCGGGCGGCGGTAGCATGGAGCCACTGCCCGACAACACGACATTGCTTGCGTTTATTGAAGAAGCAAAGATTGACCGGGATCGCGATAACAACCAGTACATTTCGTTGCGCTGGTCGGCACTGGCACCTGCGGAATATAAAAACCGCAAGGTGTTCCAGAAGATTTGGTGCTTGGATGACAAGCCAAAACAAGATGATCCAGTGAAGTACAAGGACAAGATGAAGCGCATGTTGTTCGCGATTGACTTCAACGCAGGCGGTCATCTCGTGGCCAGCGGCAAGATGCCGAATGATGCAAACTTGCAAAAGGCCTTCACTGGCAAGCAGATGCAGATAAAGGTCATGCTCTGGGAAATGGATGGCAAAAAGGGCAATTGGATTTCTGCCGTTATGCCAAAGAGCGGGGCTTCCGCACCAAAGGCAAAGTCGGCCCCAAAGGTTGATGTCGGGGATGACGATATTCCGTTCTAAGGGGCTAGAACGGGACGGGGGCGGTCATATGGCCGTCCCCACTTTCACAACATATGGAGATTAAAATGGTTGAGATTAAGAAAAAACGCGGACGTCCTGCAAAGGCGAAGACATTCATTGAAAACCTTCGCAAGGACGATTTGGAACGTTTGAAGGCGGCAAAGGCTGCCAGTAAGGTGCCAACGATTGATGATAAGGTTGCAACCCTCACGAAGCGCGTTGCCAAGCTCGAAAGCATCCTCGAAGACGCCGTAAATGCTGGTCGCGATCTGCATAAGAAGATTGAAACCTTGTCGAGCGTTCGCCACACTGGATGGCAAGCTCATACTACT